TCGGTGTCTCCACCCATGGTAGCACCATCAACTAAATTCTGAGATTTAGTTAAAGCATCGTCCATATCTGAAACTGTGAATGTATGAACATCTTCACCCATATCAGATGGCAATGCACTTGAAGAAATATCAAAAGAGCCAAAAGTTGGAGGTGATAATGCGAAATCTAATGGAAGAAGTGAAGATACAGATAAATCAGAAGGCAATGTTTCAGTAGTAGAAAAAGAAGAAGGAAGAGAACTATTAATAGTTATAGGTGAAGGCAATGAAGTAGATAAAACTAATTCAGCAGGTAACGAAACAGATGAAACATCTATTGCGCTAGGCAATGTCTCACTAAACGAAAATACTGGAAGTGGTTGTTGTACATTAAAATCAGAAGGAAGTGTCTGAGTAAAAGCAAATGTTGGTAGAGTAGACCCAACACTAAAAGATAAAACTTTAGAAGGAATAGATACTGTACCTCCTGCTGTATCTGTGGTAGCATCATACGAAGGTATTGTGCTTCTATATGATGATAATAAACCACTTGTTCCTACAATTGCGTCAACCTCTGCTTTACATAAATCTCTATATGAACTGCTTAATCTCAAAAAATCTAGAGAAGATGCATAATATATAGCAACATTCTCAAATTCAATCAATATCCAACTATCTGTATTCTCATCAGTCACTGGTGGAGCTGCGTATATTACCACTCCTTTATCTCCCTCTAGAGAGTCTACAACAATGGTATCCCCATCGAGGTCAACATATGTGTGTTGAGCTTCATTACCTCCTATATGAGCATTATAGTCAGGGTCAGGTTTAATAAAAATCTTTCCTCCTAATTTGTAGAATTTTGGGAACATTTCAGTAGCTCTTAATAAACTGCCTGCTTCATCAAATATATGAATACTATTATCAGGCGCTTCAACGCATACTCGTTTTTTACCACCATCATAACGATAAACTGCTAATATTTTATCAAAAGCTATACTAGAGCCTACTCCTATTGCACTAGTCCCAGTGGTTTCAAATCCGTTTACTTCAGTTTCAGACGCTACAGTCCATAGAAACTTCTCAGGTAAAGAAGCTAAAATAAATTTAGCACCAGCATTTATATATTCTACTAAATGTCTAGATTTAGAAGAATTACCAGTTATATTATTAACTTTCTCCCAAATTTTCATTAAGCTGCGCCAAGTAGGACAGCTGAGACAGTTGCTTCAGTAGTATCATCTACATAAGCTGCATTTTTAATTTTTACTTGAGCAACCGCTAATCCACCACCAGCTGTGTTAGATAAAGGAATAACTACAGATTCTCCAACTGAAAGTCTTGCTATAACTAATGATTGTGTAATTGTGGCTGAGCCAGTTGCATCAGCACCACCACCAGCATTGTAAGTTGCTGCATCTATTGTGCCAACTATACTTATTTCTAAATCAACTGTTCCAGGACTTCCTAATGCACTATCAAAACTTAATCCTATTGCCTTTACTTTTCCAGGAGCTGCACCTACGGCATTATTTGCCTCAAAGGCTGATGCAAGAACGGTAAAACCAGTAGCACTAACTACTCCAGAATATTTTACAGCTTTAGTCGCTGTGTATGTTAAGCTTTTATATAATCCACCTAATGCGCCAGTATTTTTATCTATTGCCGATTCAGTATAAGTCTGAGCACCGACAACACTAGTAGTATCAACTACTGGTTCTAGTGAGGATGTTATGTTTAATGTGTTCGCCATTTATTTCTCCAAATTTTTATGCGGGTCGGGACTCCAAGTAAGAAAGGAGGCTAAGACCTAGAATCCCTCGCCACATTTTATTTAACTAAGCTCCTTGCCAGATTGCATGAGACTCAGGCATCTGCCACTCAAAACCAGCTTCAGTTAAAATCATATCGGTTCTCTTATCAACACCACTGTTTTCTAGAGATTGTACACCAACATAAATTGATGTGTCTCTATTAACACCGTTACCAACTAGAGGACGATATTTAACGTGATTCATATTCACGCCCATTATTTTAACCTTAGAACGGTCTAGAGCAACACAACGAGCAACATTCATGTCGCCATAAACTGTGCTAATTGATGTCATGTCTAATCCCATTACTTTCTTACGACCAGTAACAGCTAAGTCTGCGCTGAAAAGTTGAGTATCAGCTTGACTTGTTTTATCAACTTGTCCAAGTGCAAGATTTTGCTTGAAGTATCCACCTAGTTTATGTAACCAGTTATACACTTCAGTATCGCAAAAGTATACAGTTGCCATGCTGTTATTGTAACGAGGGTCAATATACTTACTCATGTCATCAAGAAAACTGTCAACAGATTTGCTTGTAGTCCATGTAAATAAGTTACCATATTGACTAACGTAGTCAACAGCGCCTTGTGTATACATTACACCATCGCCATCAACATATTGTCTTCCAAATAAGCCACTTTGTTCGATTTCCCATTTATGCTCAATCAACTTATCTCTCCAAACACGAGCAAATTCATTTGGTTCGTATTTAAGAGCAGTTGCTCTTGCAGTGTTGGTCATACCAAATTCAGACCTAAAAATCTGAGTCCGACCATAACCAGTACTATAAGGGTTATCTTTCCATGTCTTATTCAAAATGCCAGAACCTTCTTCGTAAGCATTACCTACAACATAGACTCTCATAGCTTCTAAAGAGCTAGAAATTTCTTTGTCATAAGCTTGTAGTACAGGAGCGTTGCCAGAGTAAGAAGTTAATTCTCCACTAGCTGCCCTAACAACTTTTGCTTCTACGAGTTTAGCCTCTACGCAATTAGCAAGTACTTGTGAACCTGAAGTATTAGCAGTATCAGATACGTCAACACTTGCGCCTACGCCACCAGCAACAATTTTTGCTAGAATGTAATCGCTTATATCTGTTCCACCTTCATCGGTAGAAGAGAGGTTAATCTGGATTATTTGTTTATCAAGGAAAAATTCAGGCGCTGTGCCTGCAGAACCAATAGCGATTGCACTATTAGACTGTCCTTGAATATTTTGAATATTACCAGCGGACTGGTAATCTGTTGCCATCCACACTTTAATCGTATCGCCTAATGCGATAGCTGCGGATGAACCTGATTTTGCAGCTTGGAATTGAGCGTCAGTAAATGAGTCGGCACCACTATGTGTTTGGTAACCAACTACATATGCGTAGCGTTTCATCCAAGACTGTCTTTTTTCTGTGAATTTGAACTCAGGGTCGTCAGTAGGTTTTTTCCCTAATGCAGAAACGAGTCTAAAAAATGGTGTTTGAGAGATAGCAAGTTCGCTAAACCTTTCACCAAAATCATACCGTCTACGCAAGTCACCTGTACTTAAAGAACTAGGTGCGGGAGAAATACCTTTCTGAGCATAACCTTCGCTCAGTCCGCTTGAAGTTGCCTGTTTTAGTGGCATCCCCTGCGGATAACTAGTATCAGCCATAATATTACTCCTTAATGAGTATTATGTTGACCGAACTAAAATTGAATCTAGCCAGTCAACGGTTTGAAGTTCTCGTCAACCCCTAGAAGCATATCGAACACTTTGTCATCTCCGCTTGATTCTTGTACTGGTACATTCCCTGATGTTGCCATAGAACTTGGTCTGCTCTGAACATTTCTAATTTGTTCTTGAACTTGTCGACCAGTATCTTGTGCAATCTTTTTATCTCGACCTTCTCGATTCATTAAATAATAAATATCATCTAATTTTAGACTTCTATTTTTAGCAAATTGTTGAAATTGAGTCCAATCATTCTCGGACATTTCATGTCTTTGCCTAAAAGAAGCTTCATCGGACAACCTAGCGTTTTCCTTCTTCATAGTCTGATTAGCTTGTGATAATCGCCTTTGAACAATTCCATCGATAGTTGCGCCCATTAATTGAGAAGATTCTGATTTTGGATTGCTAAATGCCTCATCTGGGTCAAATACAAAATCATCGTCTAATCCTAGTTGTTCCCTCATGCTTGAAGGAGCTGAACCACCACCCTCGAAATAGCCTTTCACATGAGAGACTAAATTAGGGTCTTGTTTCATAGCATCTAAAATAGGTAGATATGGCTCTAGTTCGCCTAGTCGGTTATTCAACCTTTTGGCTTCTCTACTAGAGTCTGCGTACCTCTTCGATAAATTCTCAGCTTCTGCTTCATAATTTACCTGTGCTTCTTCAGGGCGTACTTCTACTTGTGCATTACCACTTGACTTACGGTTGTCTGATTCTGCTGTGTCTAACATTGCACCGTTCACGCTTTCATCTAATGCTGAAAAAAAAGCGTCTGATTCATCTACCGATGTACCACGTGCGTCTTCTTTGGTTAAGTCAACTTCGGGGGCAGCTAAAGCTGCGTTGCCTTCGTTATCTTTTGCCATTTGTTCTCTCCTTTTGAGTTCTTGAATTTAACAGTAGATTATTTATCATTACTACTGTTTTCTTTCTTTGCCTTTTGATGTTCATTAAAATCATTTTTCATTATATTTCTGAATAATTTTTGTTGAGCCTTAGTATCGAGTACATCTTTCCTTACCTCAACATCTCCCTCTTGAACCTTACCTTTTATGCCAGCTTGTACCAATTGACGTGATAAAGTTTCAACAGTGCCTTCCTTATCTTTTAAAGCTTCTTCCATTTGTGCTATTTGCTGTTGGAGCTGAGAGTACAATGATTTTCTTTTCAGTATACCATCTTTATTTCTTACATCTGTCTCACCAAGCATTGCTATATCATCTATTAATCCTGCCTGGAACCATCTGAAGTATTCTTCTAATAATGCCCATCTATTTACTGGCATTGTAGCACCAGCTACTAATTTAACATCAAATCTAGATGAACCATAATCTAACCATTTTCCTATTGCTTCCCCATAATCATTATATATTGGTATATTCATTTCTGATTGTCTTTCATCGTCACCTTTACCAGCTTCTGGTTGAACGATTCTAAAAACCTTATGTACCGTATATGTAGACTGCGATACTTCCTTAAAAACTCTTCCTAAATGTTCTAATGATGGTTCTACTATGCTTCCCATCCATGCTTTAATTCTTCTTGTTCCATACTCATCATTAGCCAATAATCCTCTATAAGTTTCTGGTTGAGAATTAGAAACTCCCATCATAGAAGAATGTACACCACTAATATATTCAACATCGCCTTTACCTTCTTGTGTAATAGTATAAAAAGCGTTATTAATTGCTGCAGGTTGAACAGGGGTTGGGGGTGCAAATCCTTGTCTATATTTTAATAATGCACCAGCGGAAGAAGAATATTGTTCCCACTCATCTTCTGGGATAGACCCTTCTTCATATAGCCACCTAAGATTAGATGCTAAATTTGCATTGTGAATCATAATTTGATGAGCTTTATTAATTTCTTGTTGTTTACCAATTAAAGGCACAACTGCAGACATAGGATATGGATTACCAGTATATGTATACGGAACTGGTATTATTGGATAATGTTCATATGGTAAAACATATTCATATAAAAATACATCATCGCCAA